CTGCAGCAGCGTTAATTCGTGTGGCTTTTTTTGCTGCTGCGTCTTTAGCAACTTTAGGTGCAACTTTTTTTGTTTTTGAACCCTTAACTACTTTACCTATAATTTTTGCTATGTTAGCCATATTACTTACCTTTTTTCTTTACAGGTACTGGTCTTCCGCGCATAACGCGATACTTGGCCTCAGAGGATGCATTACCAGCATTACGAACAAGTGGATGTTTTTCAAGGCCACTAATAATTTTTACTTCTTTTAAAGTAGCACGGCGTGACGTTGTTGAAGTAGGCAAAGTTTTTTTATTGGTTTCTTTTGCCCAGTTCTTATTTTTACCTTTACCAGTAAGTACACCAGATTCTTTTACTTTAGTATTGCGTGTTATAGATTTTGCCTTACCAGTAGTAAGTTTTTCTATATCTTTATAATTGGTTGCTTTAAGCCCTTTAGAGTTTTTCTTTCCACGCATTGCTTTATTTAATACTTTTATTACGTTAGCCATGTTGGTCCTTATCCGAATTGCTCTTGCCACTGTTCTTGCAGCGCAAGGTCTAGGTTTACTGTTCCGCGTTTTGCTAGTTGTGCACGGGTTGCCCAACGATTATCTGCGTATCGTGAGATAACTGTGCTTTGTTGCATCAACTCACGGCAGCGTAGGAACGCAAACCACATGGCCATTACGCAGTCAGTCTTGCCTTTGGTCTCAGGCTTCCACGTAATCAGTTGTTGAATTAACGCCTTCACTCCTTCTGAACCTTCAGAGGAGGGAAATTCAATTGTGTTGTTCTTCTGGAATACTCCATCGTGCATAGTGCCTAGCATGGTTGACATAGATGCAACACCATGTGAGGTATCCCATTTGTTCTTCTGTGTGAAGTGCGGCTTTAAACTACAGCCGTATTGCGACAGCCATTGACGCAAATCAGTATCAAGTTCATAGGCTTTCTGGTGTGCGTTAATTTCAACACGCAACTCATTAGGACTGTACTTGATAACAAATTCTTCAATCATCGCACGAATCTTTTGTGGTGTTGGGTCGGACATGTTCTCACAGTCCAGCACATACATTTTTCCGTCTGCTCGGTTATAGGTCATCGCTACAAATGCAGCATGGCCTCTGCCCATAGCAGGGTCAAATCCAACAACTGTATAACCTTCGACACTGGTCGGATGTCCCACCGCGCCTGGTTTTAACGGACCTCGTCTACGTGTACCTTTGACACAAGCCTGAACCAGGGCGGGTGGGAAGATGGAATCTTCTTCGACATCCTCCTGCTGATAAACCAAAGCCCAAGTACTAGGAGTTACTTCGCCACGGCGCTTGAACAAAGATGGTCCATCCCACTTAGGAAATAGCCCTTGCTCATCGGGTAGTTCGTCCTCGTCTCCATCCCACGGATGGTCGGACTTAGGCCAAAGAGTTACCCAGTCTTCTGGCTTCTTCCTAAACTCCAATACCGCAGGCATTGCCATGTAAGTAAAAGGGCACTTACCATTAGACCAATGCTTAGGGTTACGGAGTTCCTTGTAAAAATCATTCGCCGCAATTCGTGTCCCTACAATCAGCAACTTGCCGTTTTTACCCAAACGGGTAATAACTTCTTTTTGTAACCAGTTAATCTGCTTGTCCCACTCATGGGCGTTAGCAGTTGTAATGCAGTCGTCCAAGATAATTAGGTCAGCACGTGCACCGTAAATCTGACCACCCATACCAAGTGCTTGGATAGTTGGGTCCTTTTCGGATGAATCTCTCGCATCGCCCCCAAGGTAAACGGTGTCTACCTTCCAGGTATCAGCATCTTGTTTCCAACCGCCCTCTGGTCCATAGGCTGTTTGTAACTTCAGCCAGCGTGGGTGGGACAGTCTTTGCTTAATCGCATACACGAACTCTCGTGCCTTGTTAAGGGTCTTACTGACCACAATGATACGCACATTCGGATTGAGGGCGATACGGTAAGTTGAGTAGTTAACGGTTACCACGGTAGATTTAGCATGCTCAGGTGGTACGTTAACCAATAGGCGATTCTGGTCGCCAGGCTCATAAATCATAGAATCATGGAGCCAAGAGGGTTCTTCCCCCTCAAGGAGGTCAATCCAGTCTTGATGGTGTTCAAAGACCTTTTGCCCCAAAAATACATCTGAGAACTGGGAAAAAGAAATCTCGTCCTTTGCCACTCCAAGGGAGATGGTGGACTTATTTTTGGCATCAGCCTTGGCATCTTCCAAATCACGGGCAAACTTCTTATCCCGCATTAGCCAGATTCTTAGGGTGTCTTCCTTGTACCCCAGTTGCTGCATAGCCCTAGGTGCACCCATGCCCTCGGCAACTAGCGCCAAAAGTTTGGCCTTTGCCTCCACGGTCTTTTGAGTGCGGGGGTTATTACTCTTACTGAAAGTCATTTAGTATCCTGTCCCAAGGCAGTATTTACCCATCTACAAACAGCCTGCTTAGTCAGTTTGTAACAGACAGTAGATACAGTCTGTACGCAAGGGCCTGAAGCCCTTGCTATAGTATCGGCAATAAATTGCCTCTACTATATATTAATCCGTTCAACAGCCCATTCCGAACGCTTTTGGGCAGGTGATTTACATCACAATAGTATAACCGCAGGTCAGAGCCAGTATTAGCAGGGTAGTAGCAGGGGCATACTGTTGTACAGAAAATATTTAGACAGAGATACTCTACTACATTGACAAGCCATTAAACAGTCTGGGGTCATTTAGACCCACAGCCTGTTTGCTGTCGCTCAGTCTGTACTGTTAGTGGAGCCTGTTGACAGACTACTATCTCGGCGCTCCCTTATAAACAATAGTCCGCGCCCCAGTTAATAATAAAATCCTAACTGGCTAGCCTAATAACTAAAGTGCAGGCTAAAGATAGCAGTCCAATCAAGCCCATGAAAAGACTGGGCTTGACAGGCCTGCAGTGTGGGAAGTGTAGTTAGAGATACTAACTACAGAGAGGAAACAATGAGTGAGTCTATAGGCATTACCATCACTAACAACTGCTACGCCTGCTACATGCTCAACGAAGTCTGTCTGGAGTGCGAGGACAGTCGCACAGCCCGTGATAGCAATATTGCCCATGCTATCGTGGACGAAGGCAATCTCCAGTACCGCAAGCAACTATCCTACAATCTGCCCGAAAGTTCAGGGCATGACTGGGTAGGTGCAACTACTAGGGTTGAACCCTACTTCGTCTATGCCACCCAAACTTGGGAGGATACACGAGAGGAGTTCTTAGACCCTATCACCGTCATCACTGACAGGCTATTCGACTTATCGTTCGACATGCCTGCCAATAGTGTCATCTGCCAAGACTGTCACTATACCTACAACAAGCACACCAAGTGCCCAAACTGCAACTAACCTGCACCACCAAGGGCAGCCCCGTCACGAGTGACGGGTGCTTAGCCCAATCAACCAACTACTAGAAAAGGAAATAACATGTCAAACACATTCACATTCAGCGGTTCAATTGTCAAGGCAGTGAAAGATTACAATAATGTTATCAAAGCAACTGTAGTAGACCGCCGCTTAGAATATACACCCAACGGCGATATGGCTAGCAAGTTCACCGCAAGCCGTCAAATCACCATCACAGACCCTGCAATCCAAGCATGGGTTCGTGAAAATCTAATCAACTCCAGCGAAACCGAATTCGCTGTAAACATTGAAGGGTATATGACTTCAACATTCTCTGAAAAGAATGATAAGTGGTATGAAAACCAGGTAGTAACCAAGTTATCGCTAGTCTAATCTAACCGCAGGTGGTGGGGGCTTCGGCTCTCACCACCTGCACTTTTTTAGTGCAAAGGTATTCGTATAAGTTCAGACAACTGAAAGTAGGTCGCTATGTCAGATACAGAAAACAATACAGTTTATTGTGGGGACTGCCTAGTTCCTATCAGCCAATGCTCACATAGAAGGAGATAGAAATGTTGTTAGATTCATTGACTCTGTTAGCCATCATGATTGCTTTAATTACATCTGTAGTAGTACTAACCCTGGCTATCAGACAGAACGCCATCCTTACCAAAGAGAACCTAGAACTACGCCGTGCTCTCAGGATAGCAAAGAAAGCCCGCAGCGTAGATTATTATATGCCAAAGAATAACTTCTACTATGACCCAGACATAGCAAAGGAAGACCTATGGCAAACAAAGAATTCATAACCCTTGCCCACTACCCAGTGCAAAGCAAGTACAAAGAAGATGAATGCCATGCATGTGGCATGGACATTCTTGTAGATAGAGATAGAACAGCGCCCAGAAACTACTGCACCCCATGTGCATGGACCAAGATAGGAGAAAGCAAATGAGTTACACCGTAGAAGAAATCGCACAACTAAATGAATCAATGGAGGCTGCAATCCTATCCATCAAAGCAGCCAACAATATCTTGGAAGAAATGATGGCAACAGGTAGAATTTATGTAGAGGAAGAATAAAATGAAGTTCGTTATCATATGTATGCATTGCTGGAAGGGTACAAAGTATGACGCACTAGATGAGGTAACAGGATTACCTTGCGATAAGTGTGGAGAAATACTATGAGCGCACCATACATGCCATCTCAGTGTGCTGACTGCGACCAATATGCAGAAAGATTCTGCAATATAACTGGTCTATGCACAATCTGTTGTGACCAAGTACTACATAAGGGAGAAGAATGTGAGTAACTTAAACCCTGATTACTTAGACATAATGACAACGCTTAAGATAGTAAGACTAGTTGCTGGCTACACCCTTAGAGATGTAGAACGCGTAAGCAATGGTGAGTTTACTGTCGCAGCATTAGGTAGTTATGAACGCAACCATAGACCTATAACAGTTAAAAGATTGTTGAAATTGTGTGAGGTATACGGCATATCAATCGATGCAGTTATCAGACACAGTATGTATGGAGACCAAATGCATGTAATGAAAGGAAGAAAAGATGGGCTACGAACCACCGCTTGAAGATGACATAGCACTAGACAAAGACATAGAAGATGAAGATGAAGGTTACCAAGAACCAGATAGGATGTGGGGAGATGAATGAAGATGCTTGCTGCAGTCAGTGCGGAACCTTATGCGATATCTGCAACTCAGAGGATAATGATGAATGAAATATCAATCCTCCCTCTCACACCATTACAGTCCTGGGCATTCCTCATTACAGTTTTCTATCTCCTCTACAGATGGGTCGTTAGATGAAAAAACTATTCGCACTGTTTACCGCATGGTATCTAACCTTCTTGTCAATGCTACCGTGGCACATGCCAGTGGTACATGCCAAGCCACACACACAGCCAAAACCTACAGAGATGAGCGAGTTCCATTGGACTCCCCGTGCTCTGAAGTTATATGCAAAACAGTTCATGCGCATGGCGTACCCAGACTGGAACTTGTCTGAACACCGTGCACTAATGAAACTATGGGGAAAGGAATCAGCCTGGAATCCTAAAGCAGACAACCCAAACAGTTCAGCCTTCGGTATCCCACAGTTACTTAACCTTGACCCACAAACGCCAGCCCCGCTCCAGATTGAGCGTGGGCTGGCTTACATCCAGCACAGATACGAGAAACCATCAGTTGCTTGGTCACATTGGCGAAGCAATGGTTGGTATTAAGGATAAATAAATGACAGTTGGAACACCAGGATTAAAAGAAGCAAAAGAGTTAGCCAAGCAGATATACAGTGGAGATGATGGTTTATCTATCCATTATTTACTTGGTTATCTATGGGCAACATGCAGCAAAGAGCAACAACAAGATGTGTTGGAATCCCTCCAACGCTACACAAAAGAAAAGGAAAGCAAATGACAGTAACAACAGAAGAAATCCAAAACTACCACAACATCTTGCTAGGTGAGAATGGTGAAGAAGAACAACTAATAGAGCAACGCAAGCGCCTAACAGATGCAATCTATTCACAGATTGATTCAGGTGCAACACCAGATGATGACCACATTGCAGAGGTAACAGCAGGTTTGAATAAAGATATTCAACTGCGTGACTTTGTATTAGGTCTACCATCTGAGCGTCCAATTGCAGCAGTCAATACATACCTTGCATCCTTTATGGATGTAGTTCCAGGTGAGTTCATTGCACCAGTTGCTAGTATCTTGGCTGCAAATCTTTATTCAATTGAAGAAGATGAATCAGCAAGAGAAGTGCTATCACAGGCGCTAGAAAATAATCCAACTTATTCACTAGCAAACTTGCTTCGCCGTGTATTCAATTCAAATTGGCCAGCAGATGCACTCAAAGCAATGACTGAGGAACTTCATCCAAAGGTCAAGGCAGGGATGGGTATCTAATCATGGGATTGGATATGTATCTTTATGCTCGTAAAAGCATCTCATCTATTGAGTGGGAACCAGTAACACATAACAAGAAACTCAATGCTGATTACACAATCCTCGCCTCCCTCGTGGGGGCTACAGATTGGATGTATGACCCAGATGAATTAGCCTTTGCATCTGTATCTATTCAAGTTGGATACTGGCGCAAGGTTAATGCTATTCATAACTGGTTCGTTCAAGAATTAGCAGACGGAGTTGATGAGTGCCAACCAATCTATGTACCACGCAGTTCTTTAATTGACTTAAAGAATGCATGTGAAATAGTATTAGCAGACCACAGTCAAGCAAGTAGATTACTACCACCAGGTGGTGGCTTCTTCTTTGGCAGCACAGAGTATGACGAATGGTATTTTCATGGTCTTGAAAAGACTGTGAAGATAGTAAGTAAACTCATTGAAGATGTACCCGAAGGATGGTCCTTCGAGTATCAGGCTTCATGGTAAAGAAAGGGACACATGACTACAGCAGATGTAGTAAAAAACCGCTCAGCCTGGCTTAAGGCTGGCGTAGCAGTAGAAGCAACAAGCGCAGCACAAGTAGCACAAGAAGCAGGACTTAACTGGACAGTTAGCCTGTCAGATATGCACACTTCAGACTTCTTGCATGTACCAAAAAAGCAAGCAGTCATAAAAACACATCAAGGAAAAGAGTCAGTCATTGGTGTAGTGGGTAGTAAGTACAAAGTCTTTCAGAACTCTGAAGTCTTTGGCTCACTAGATGGATTGATTGATTCAGGCGAGGCTCGCTATGCAGCAGCAGGTGAGTACGATGACGGAGCAAAAGTATGGATGCTCATGTCATTACCAAAAGAAATGGAAATCCAAGGCGACCCACATGCTGCCTTCTTACTAGCCAAGACTAGTCATGACGGTTCATCATCGGTAGTAGTGCGCCCTATCATTGAGCGATTGTTTTGTGCCAACCAAATCAATCGTATCTTTAGAGCCAAGAACAAAGCACATACTTATACGCTGCGTCATACTTCAAACGCAGTACTATCAGTATCTGACATGCGAAACTTACTTGACCTAACCTACTCAAGCATTGATATGTATAGCGACCTGGCTAACCATCTCATCCAGCGTGAGACAGATATCTCTAGAGCAACCGCATACTTCAAGAAAGTATGGGCATTGCCTACCAAAATTGAACAATCACCTATGCACCTACTCAGCAAGGGTGAAAAGAATGCTAAGTCCCGTGCCCTCAATGCACGGCAGAAAGCATTTGCTATCTACTCAGATAGCCCAACACAAGAGAACATCCGCAACACAGAGTTTGGTTTATGGCAAGCAGTTGTAGAATATGCCGACCACTACTCTCAGAAAGATGCTAGTATTTCTATCCTTGCAGGACGGAATGATGGCATTAAACTACGAGCACTAGAACTACTCTCAATCTAAGGAGAATCGTGTACCTAAATCCAATCACAGTAGACGGAACAACCTACAACTTCACAGAAGATTCACTCAAAGAACTAATCAAGAGTGAGATTACAACAAAGAAAAAGCATGAAGCAATATCTAATGAAGCACAAGAAGCATATAGAAAACTTGTTAGCACACGCTCCAAGGTATATGATTTCTTTTCAGAAGCATTTGATGATGGTTCAGATGAGGTAACAGTTACACGTGATGACGTGAATCAGTTACTAGAATCAATCGGTTCAGATGTACTTACTACAACCTGGTCAGCAACTGTAGAGATTACAGTTACTGTTACTGGAATCAAGGCTACCTCCCCTGAGGAAGTTGAAGATTACATTACGGACAACATCGAAGTTAGCGGCTACGACTTAGAGTTGCACGACCCAGATGTACGAGTACAAGACATTGAACGAGAGTAACCAACATCCATAGTCGCTATCTAATGCATAGGTGTTTTTTCATTTCTACTATGTGTTAGACTTGGGGATGGGTGGTCCCGCCATCTGCGAACACGGGACACTAATTAACAAGGAGAGTAATGCCAACAGAAATTGAAAGAGATAGATACGGACGACCACTAGTTGTCCCACCTACAGGTGGCAAGCCAGTTGCTTATACTCGTGCAACAACTATTGCCAACAGTTTAGATGATGCCTCTGCATTAACAGCATGGAAGATGCGCATGGCAGCAATAGGTTTAACAAGTAGACCAGACCTATTGTTAGCCATTGGTGTAGCAGGAGATAACAACAAGTTAGTTAATGCTTATATTGAAGAAGCAATGGAAGTAGCAGGCGCTAGTAAAGCAGCCACTATCGGTACAGCAATCCACGCACTAACAGAAAAACTAGACTTAGGTTTAGAGTTAGGTATATTCCCAGAGCAGTGGATGCCAGACATCAAAGCCTATGAACAGGCAACAAGTATTCTTACTAAGATTTACATCGAGCAATTCACAGTGCTAGACAAGTATAAAATTGCAGGCACACCAGATAGAGTTGTTGAATATAAAGGCGAAAGATTTATCGCAGACTTAAAGACAGGTCGCATTGACCACCCAAATAATATTGCTATGCAGTTAGCAATCTATGCTAACGGGTCCCCGTACATGACTGATACGGGAACCCGTGGTACGTGGGGCGATATCAATAAAGAGAAAGCAATTATTGTTCATGCCCCAGCAGGGACAGGAACATGCAAACTTGTATGGATTGACATCAAAGAAGGATGGAAGGGTGTACAGTTTGCAATGAAAGTAAGAAAGTGGCGAGACCAAAAAGGTTTGGCTACTCCATTCGAGCAAGGAGAAGATAGTGCCTAGTACAGAAGCACCAATCAGTATCACAGTAAAGACAACAGCAGGTAGTCTAGTAACAGTCCGAGCAGAAAGCGGAGATGAACTAGATAACATTGTTGCACATTCAATTGCAGCAATCGCATCAGCAGCACAGGAACTAGAGTCAGCAGTGCGTGGTGCATCAGCACCAGCAGTGTCAGTTCAGTCAGTAGCAGCAGCGCTAGGTGGCAATATCATTGACACACTAGGGGGAACATCAGTTCCTGCCCAAGAATATGCAAACCCAGCACCAGCACCAGTATCTACTATTGGTGGGCGTGCATGCGCACATGGAAAGATGACAGCAATTCAAGGTATGGGTAAGGACGGCAAGCCATACAAGGGTTACTTTTGTCCAGCACCGAAGGGTGCTTTCGATAAGTGTAAGAACCAATATGTTGTTGTTCAATCACCAGAGTGGAACACATTCGTTCCAGAACAGATTAAGTGAAAACACTTAGACGCTCTATAAACAAAGCAGAGGTGGGTGGCGAACCATTGCCACCCGCTTTTGCGGCGTTTGAAAGAGCAGGAATTATTCTGCGTAGAGCAGAGGTAACTGTAGTTGCAGGCACTCCAGGTGCAGGCAAGTCATCAGTTGCATTGGCTATCGCTGCTAAAACAAAACATCCTACACTTTACTTTTCAGCAGATACCAATGCACATACTATGGCTATGCGTTTGATTGCTATGACAGGCAAGATGACACAAGCAGCAGCAGAACAGTTACTTAAAAACAATCCAGCAAAATCACACGAGATACTACAACTGAACAATCATTTGTTCTGGTCATTTGAATCTAGCCCTACACTTAAAGACCTAGATGATGAAGTCTCAGCCTTTGAAACAGTGTGGGGTAAGAGTCCAACCCTTATTGTTGTAGACAATCTTATGGATGTAGCAATGGATGGGTACGATGAGTTCGGTGCAATGCGTGCCGTTATGAAAGAACTTAAGTACCTAGCCAGAGATACAAACGCAGCAGTGTTAGTACTGCACCACACTAAAGAAGGATTCGATGGCTATCCCTGTCAGCCACGCAGTGCAGTGCAAGGAATGGTCAATCAGATTCCAGCAATGGTTCTTACAATTGGTCAGATGAAACAAGGAGATGACACATACTTATGTGTGGCTCCAGTTAAGAACAGATATGGGCGAGCAGACCAAACAGGTAGTAACTATGTTAGTCTTTCATTCAACCCAGACTCTATGTACTTAGAAGATGTAGCAGTCAGATACCAACAAGAGGGAATAGTGTGAGTAGTGCAGCCAAGCGTAAAGGTACACAAGGCGGAGAAATCCCAGCAGTTAATTGGTTAAAAGCAAATGGGTTTCCATATGCAGAGCGCAGACTAGCAGGCAGCCACCTCGACAGAGGTGACATAGCAGGAGTCAATGGCGTGACGATTGAAGTTAAGAACCATATTAAGTTAGACCTTAGTGCTTGGCTAAAAGAACTAGAAGTAGAAATGATTAACGACCAAGGTTGGACAGGCGTTGTCCTCCACAAGAAAAAAGGAACTAAGAATGTTGACGAATGGTATTGCACAATGCCAGCCAAAGTATGGTTGGCTTTAATAAAGGACGCAATGCGTGGACGCAGCGAAACATAGTATTGTAGATTACTTAAATTACATTGGCGCAACCGTGCCACCAGAGGGCAGCGGTTGGCGCAAAATAAAATGCCCATTTCACGATGACAGTCATGCATCAGCAGGTCTAAACTTTGATGAAGGTAGATTCAAATGTCATGGTTGTGGTGTAGGTGGAGATGTGTACGACTTAATTATTCAGAAGGAAGGAGGCACATATCGTGAGGCTATCAAATTCGCACAGACAATTTCTCTTGCAGGCGGCGCAGCAGTACGCAAGCCAGATACATTTAGCAACAGAGTATCTGGCAACACGCAATCTCTCGGTCGCAGAGGCTCAACGCTTTCATTTGGGAGTAGTAAAGGACGCTCTTCCAGGTCATGAACAGTACATGGATAGGCTAGCCATTCCATACATCACGCCATCAGGCGTGGTAGATATCAGATTCAGAGCAATGAACGGAGCAGACCCAAAGTATATGGGTATGCCAGGTGCTAAGACCAGCATGTTCAATGCACAGGTAGTACTAACAGCATCAGACTACATCTGTGTCACCGAAGGTGAGATAGATTGCATTACACTCAGCGTTAAAACTAATCACCCAGCAGTAGGTATTCCAGGTGCAAACAATTGGAAGCCTTTCTACACAAGAATATTAGATGACTTTGATACAGTAATTGTATTGGCAGATGGTGATGGGCCAGGACTAGAGTTCGGCAAAAAGATAAGTAAAGAGTTAGGCAATGTAAACATTATTCAAATGCCAGAAGGCCACGATGTAAACAGTATCGTGCATAAAGAAGGAGTGGATTTCATCAATGAGCGAATCGCTAGATGCCTCAGTTCCTAGTGAAGATAATGTATGGGAGTTTATCAAAGACAATCCACGTATCCTTGGGCTACCAGTATCAGACAAGCAGGGGCTAGACCTACTCAATGCACTACGAGATGTGGCTGAGATGATTCACAAAGACCCAGACATGGCACACAAAATGCTTACCATGATAGCCACAGTCATAGTGGCAGCAGCATCAGGTAGTGGCAACGAGACTATTGAAGAACTGCTAGTAGCAGAGGCAATGCATAACTTCGATAAAGAAACAAAGGAGATACTCAGTGAAAGACCCGAATGACTTTGAAGATATTCTAAAAGAACTGCGTATTATTATGATACGTAAACATGCAGACTACGGTCCGTTGAATATATCCAATGCCCCAGGTGGGGCAATGAATGGGCTGCTTGTCCGTATGCATGACAAGATGGCACGACTAGAGAATCTTTACTACAAAAATAACGACACGCCCAACTACGAATCTATACAGGATTCCTTTATTGACCTAGCAAACTATGCAATAATCGGACTATTGGTACAAAGAGGACAGTGGGAAGGCGTTAACTAACCAATGTATGTAGATGAGTACGAGGCAATGGTGATAGCCCTTGCTGCTGAGTACCACCGCAAGTACCCTATTACTGAACAATCAGATATCCAACAGGTACTATGGCTGTGGTTCGTTTCTCATCCACAAAAATACAAAGAGTGGTCAGAGTTAGAACAGAAAGACAGAGACAAACTTATAGCCAGGTCTTTACGCAATGCAGCAATTAAGTATTGCGAACGAGAGAAAGCCAGAAAGATTGGCTATGAATTACTTGACCTCTACTACTATGACTCATCAGTTATTGAAGCCTTTCTCCCATCTATCATTGCAGAATCATATGAGATTCCAACTGCCATCAAGGACTTGAACTTTAAGTTTTCTAAAGGCGAAAGTAATGACACCAACAACTGGCTAGTACTACGCTCAGATATAGCCACTGCCTACTACAGATTGTCAGATACAAAACAGAATGTGCTTCGTATTAAATACTCAGCAGAAAATGTAGAGTGGTCAGACCTAGCACAGGAACTATCTACAACAGCAGATGGTGCACGCATGAAAGTGCAGCGGGCAGTCAGCAGTCTAATCAGAAATCTCGGCGGGCATAGGCCATACATAGAAGAAGACACTTTAGTAGAGGCAGATGATGACGAATCAGGAGAATGACAATGTCAAAGACATCAGAGAGTTATTACACCCAACGGATTACTCGCGTGCTATGGACCTGCGAGGAGAACCTATTGGAGATGTTTGCGTCTGTGGAGGGGATGTATTTCATGCGCTTGTTGCGTTTGACCAAGGTGAACTATGCTTTTATTTCCTTGATGGAGAGTGCACTAACTGTGGCTCAATGGTCACACTCCCTTACCCAAAGAACGAGGACACTATCTAATGCCTTTGTTTGATTTTAAGTGTGAGTGTTGCACAGAAGTAATAGAGATTAACGAAAACATTCCACCAGCCTGCCCTACTTGTGGTGAAACCATGCAGCGTATATGGTCAGCACCAGCAATCAAATTTAACGGCTCAGGTTTTTATTCAACAGGAGGATAAGTGGAGTACCCAGAATGGAGAGGCACACCTAATTGCAGGAGTGTAAATTCAGAGGAGTTCTTTGTACCAGATGGTAGTGCTACATATAGAGAAGTTAAGATGCTTAAGAAAATCTGTAACAACTGTGAAGTTAAAAAGCAGTGTTTAGATTACTCACTTAAGCACGCTGTCTTTGGATACTGGGGTGGTACTACAGAGTATGAACGTAAACTAATGAGAAGAAAACTAAACATTACACCCATACCACTATACTTAGGATACCCATGAGTAAACTATCAGACTTTGATTTAGACTTAGCCAGAGGTCACGAAGGCGAAGGACTAGTAGAACAACTGTTAACAGGTGGTACTACAGTAGAAGTAAAGACAGATTTGAAATGGAAAGATACTGGCAACCTATACATCGAAACAGTTTGCTGGTCACACAACAACGAGAATTGGTATCTATCAGGATTGTCCAGTACTAAAGCAGAATACTGGGCTTTCGTACTGGAGGGGGCAACTCTGTTAGTACCAACGGAGGTACTGAGGCAAGTAGTAACGGCACGGGGAAGAGCCATTACCTGCAACATACCTCCCAACCCCAGCAAGGGCTACCTTGTAAAGGTTGAAGACATCCTAAATACACTGCGTAAATGACAAAAGACCCCCAGCGCTGGTAGTAATTACCAGTTCTGGGGGTTTCTTGTGTCTATGGGGCTGCTAGGCCCCTTAAATTAGATTACTTAGAGCCGCGACCAAACTCTGTAGCAGATGGGTCTAGCCACTTAAGCAGTGGACCAGCAAAGCCAGCCAATGCAGCAGCACCAAGAGTCTTAAGGTCTGTCTCGCCAGCAAGGTAAAGCGCAACAGCGGCAGACGCTGCAGCACGGAACCATGTTAGTGATAGTTGCTTGAATTGTTCCATTGTATCCTCCTAGGGGATTAGGATTTTGTCCCGTGCACTTTGCAGCAGGTACAAACTTCAGTCTTATATGCTTTCTTTGCAGGTACTGGTAGCACCTTTGCTACCACCTGATTAACAATCTTAGGTTGGTTTAACCACCAGAACCAGGGAGAAATATCGGTAGCGCAAGCAGCATTAATAGAAATATGTAGATGCTTGTTATGAGGATTACTCCCAGTGTACTGTCTGTTTCCTTGTTTAGCCTTTTCTTTAGACCATATCTTGCCTTTGAAGATAAGATACTTAACACGCTTATCTTCTTTAAGTTTTTCAAAAATGTCGGCACAATCAATTCCATTCTTAGGGTCGTGAGTTAAGTCAACAGCAAGTCCAGTATTATGGTCGCTGACTGGACTCTGTTTGATATGCGCTTGGGAAGGCAGGAGTCCATCGCTGGCTTTCATACGCAATGGTGAAATCGCTGTGGCCTGTCGAAGGACAGCAATGGCTGCAGGCGTGGCTTTCTTTACAAGTTTCATCTTGATTCATCATCCTTCTTCTTACTCTTGAGTCCATTAGCAGATACAATTCCTGCCAGAGTTCCAGTAAGGAACACAGTCAGGGTAGAAACTAAATCAATAAAGGCTGCATCATTAGGTGCTTGCTTCATTGGTTGAGTTACAAAAACTAAAGCCCAGAGTAAAGAAAAAACTGAGCCAGCAAATACAATAGCCAAGATGATGCCAATACTGACAATCAATCTAGCGTG